TGGTAACCACCTTGAACCGATAAAGAAAATCTAGCGCAGAGTTACAGAAGGCTGAGTACGGATCATACCGTAGCAATGAACTCTGACTTGTTTGACTATGATTGAAACAAGCACGGATGATACTGCGATGCGCTTTATACCGATGAGAATCTCTAACTTAGATTAACGTCTAGGTTGGGGATTACTTGCACGAAACTCTCAGCTCCACAGCATTACCCGATAAGTTAAAAAGCTCAAAGCTCTTGCTCTAAAAAAAAGGGATTTATCCCTAAAAGCTCTACCATAAGTCACTCGCTGAAAGCGAAACTTAGAAACCAATTCACCACAATGTACTAATATTGATATAATTTAATTATTCTATTATTTTTTTTTACTATGTCTAAGATTATTTACTATGAATCCATACCAAGAGAACTTGAAAGATTAAACATTACACAAAAAGAAGCCGCTAAAATGTTAGGTTTATCGCTTAGTGGTTTTACATCTAGGATTGCATCAAACAAACCTATTACTCATTGGATGATCTATGGTCTTGCCAACTATTTAGAGCCAACTAAACCTAGAAAACGGATAAAAAAACATGCCAAAAAAAATTGATCACACGGAAAGAAAAAAATTAATCAAATCTATTAGAGATATTATAGGAACAATAGAAGCTATAGAAGATCACGAAATGAAACAAAACCTTTGTCATCAAATCATAGGACTCTGTGATCAAATGAAATTTACTCTCATTATGGATATGCAAAAAGCTGATGAACTATGAAGAAGATGTAATTCAGAAAGCTATCTGTAAATACCTTGATATGCGTAACGTATGTTATTGGGCAGTACCAAATGGTGGCGCTAGATCAAAAATAGAGGGCGCTAAATTAAAAGCAACAGGAACTAAAAGTGGTGTGCCTGACATTACAGTTGTTTATGATGGTTTGTATTGGGGTTTAGAAGTCAAAAGACCAGCTAATGCTAAACATCCAAAAGGTTATTTAACGCAAACACAAAAAGATATGCATGAAAAAATTAGAAACGCTGGTGGATCAGTCACTACAGTTTATAGTGTAGCTGATGTTATTCTTTGGCTTAATACAGAAGTTATGTATGAGCGCAAATTTGAAGTTGAGGAATGAAAGAGAGCGCTATAACTCGTAGTGCTAGAGGTCAGGCTTGTACGCTAAAGCTAGATGATTGTCTTAATGATAACGGAGCTACAACTGTTTTTGCACACAAGAATGGTGGTGGCATGAGTGAGAAAGTTAAAGATGATCAAGGTCGTGATGTAGGAGCTTATTTGTGTAGGTACTGTCATGATGTTGTAGATGGTCGCATTCAACATCCCTACTGGAAACCTTACTTTATTGAGGAGATGTTTGACTTTGCTATACGTAGAACAGACAGAATATTAAAGAAGAAAGGTTTGAAATGAATATAGCATTAAGGAGATTATTTATTATGAGTGAAACATTACAAAGAATATTGAAACGTGACAAGCCTAAAGCTGAGATCGTAGAGAACATGACACGCAGTTTTTTTAAGCAAAACGATTCAGAAGAAGCTGTAATAACTATCAAGCCTAACAAGATGACTAGAAGCCAAGCTCAGAATAGATTGTATTGGATGATTATCGAGCAGATACGCAAGGAAACATTTAACAGTAAAGATGCAATACATGATCATTGCAGAGAAGAATATCTGACTAGATCAACTGAGATTGTTTGCAATAAAGAAAGAACTGTCTTAAAATCAACAACAGAACTGAATACTAAAGAAATGGGTGAGTACATAGATGATGTGATTGTCTTTGCTGAAACTGATCTTGGAATTAAGTTACAACTTCCTGATGATTGGAGAGATTTAATTAGCTAGGACATTTATACATTAATAGATGCTACATTTAGTGCTTCCAACCATTTGTGGTTTCCATTGTGGAAAGAGTGTCCTAACTAATCGGAGATGACATGCAAAAGAAAAAAGGTTTATACGACAATATTCATGCTAAACGTAGAAGAATAGCACAAGGTAGTGGTGAAACAATGCGTAGAAAAGGTCAAAAAGGTAGACCAAGTGCAATGAACTTTAGACAAGCCGCAAAAACAGCAAAAAATAGAGGAATCTAATGGCTAGACCTACTAAGTGGAGCAAGGAGTTAGAAACTCAAGCCTATGAGTATATAAAAGACTATCAGGTGCATGGACATATGATCCCAAGCATTGAGGGTTTGGCTATGGTTTTAGACCTACACAGAGATACTTTGTACGATTGGGCGAAGGATGAAAAGAAAGAGTTTTCCGACATATTAGGCAAAATATTAAATGCGCAAGAGTTTTGGTTAGTGCAGAACGGACTTAACAACACTTTTAACTCAGCTATAACTAAGCTCGTTTTAGGTAAGCACGGATACCATGAGAAAATGGATCAAGACATCACAACTAAGGGTGAAGCAATGCCAACAACAATTGAGTTAGTAGCTAAAAAGTGAAGGCAGAGATAGAATTACCACCTAAGTTAGTGCCAGTATTTGAAGGTCAAGCCAGGTATCGTATAGCGTATGGTGGGCGAGGCAGCGGAAAAACACGCAGCTTTGCTCTTATGACTGCAATCAAAGGTTATCAATGGGGTAACTCAGTACCACCAACTAAAGGACAAATACTCTGTGGTCGTGAGTTTATGAACTCGCTAAACGATTCTTCATTAGAGGAGATCAAGTCAGCTATATTGTCTGTGCCTTTTCTTGCTGATTATTATGAGATTGGAGAGAAGTACATTAGATCAAGAGATGGCAACATTACATATACATTCGCAGGTCTTAGAAGATCACTAGAGTCAATCAAATCTAAGGCTAGAATATTGTTAGCCTGGGTAGATGAAGCCGAGCAAGTGTCAGGTAAGGCTTGGAATCTGCTCTTGCCATCGGTCAGAGAGGTAAATAGTGAGGTGTGGATTACATACAACCCTGAGTCAAAATACAGCGCAACACATGAACGCTTTAGAGATAACCCACCTAAAGATGCTAAGATTGTACAACTAAATTACACAGATAATCCGTGGTTTCCTGATGTGTTAGAACAAACTAGACTAGAAGATAAAGAAAAACGACCTGATCAGTATGAACACATTTGGCTTGGAGCGTTTCAAATTTTTCAGGAAGGAAGTTACTATGCTGCTGAAATGCGTAGAGCAAGAGATGAAGATCGTATAACAAAAGTTAGATATGATCGTGGTAAAGGTGTTGTCGTCAGCTTCGATTTGGGTGTTGGAGATAGCACAGCAATGTGGTTTGCACAGTTTATAGGAACAGAAGTACATCTAATAGATTACTATGAAGCATCAGGTGTTGGTCTTGATCACTATGTAAAGGTATTACAAGACAAAGGCTACATCTACGATCAGTACATATTTCCACATGACATCAGAGTTAGAGAGCTTGGATCAGGTAAGTCAAGGCTTGAAACATTAGAAGGCATGGGTATTCACGCAGACAAAACAGAGATAGCACCACAATTATTAATAGAAGATGGCATACAAAAAGTTAGAGAAATGTTAGACAAATGCTACTTTGATGAAGAAAAGTGTGAACGTGGCATTGATTGTTTGTTAAACTATAGCAAAAAATGGGATGACTCAGGAGCAACATGGAGGATGCGACCTGATCACAATTGGGCATCACATGGGGCAGATAGCTTTCGTTACCTCTCAGTAGGCTATCAACCTTACAATGAAGCATGGGATAAACCAATTAGAAGAAATCTACAAGGAGTAGTATGAGAAGTGTCTTTGCTAGTATTTGGGATGTAGTCAAGCCTGAAGTAACAGGTATTTTAGGAACTGAAGAATCTAGGCAAGACAAAGTAACAAGTTTACTTATTGATAAACCATTTGAATTTGGTAAGGACTTAGGTTTTTATGGTGACAAGATACAAGCTCCTGATCTCATAGATACAACAAACCCCAATAACACAGTTAAACAAAATGCCATAGCAAGTATGAATGATGGTCTTGCAAACATGGCGCAAGACTCAGAAGTATTTAGGAAAAATTTGCCAGCTAGTCTATTTGAAATAGGTGAGTTTGGTATTGATCTAGCAATGAATCCAATTAAGTATGGTAAAGAAGCGCTAAATTTAGGTTCAGGTTTTGCTACAATGCCTTTTGAAAACATTGACAATGCATCTAATGAAGAAATGGCACGTATGGTTGTAGATTCAACAATAGATTTCTTTAAAACAGAAGGTGCATTAAGAAAAGCGGCACTAGAAAACCCAGCTGATGTGTTAGCTATTATGTTTGGTGGTGCTTCAGGAATAAGAAGGTTACAACAACTGAAGCCTGAAACTACAGAACGCATTATGACAACCATTAAAAATGTAGGTGCTACACCTGTTGGCTTGTCAATGAGAGATGTCAGTAATGATAAACAATATGCAAAAGTAGATGATGCAGGTTTTTATTTAAGATCAGAACAAGTAGTGTTAGACCAATTACCTAAGTCTATACCAGCAGAACAGTTAAAAGGATGGTTTGAAAAACGTCAAGTATCAAATCAAGAATTACAAGATTTAGGAGTAATGGATTTTATTGATAGTTTTAATCCGAAAGACAAAATCACTAAGGAAGGATTGTTAGAGCAGATTGATAATAATAGAATTACAACGACAGGTGTATCATTAGAATATGATCCCGATTTAGGACAACGTGAACCTGATGATGTCTACATAATGGATGCAGGTAGCGATTATAATAGGGATTTCGAGCCAAGTTGGGATGCACAAGGGAAACAAGAAATAAGATTTGCTGATGGTAGCACAGAAACAGCATCTTGGTCAGTTATGGATGAAGATGGCGATTATCTTTACGATAGAGGAAAAGAACTGTTTAAGTATGAATATGGTAATCAATATAGAGGTGGTGAATTAGGTTCACCTAATGAAAAATACCCATACAATCTTGGTAGATTGCAAACGCATCATAAAGATAAAAACAACATGAATTTGATTAGATATTTACATGAATCTGATCCTGAAAAATATCCAATGACAAAGGCACTTGAAATTGATAAAGCCATAACAGTTGATAATCCTTTTGGTGAACCTGAAAGAATATTAGATCATAATAAAGAAAAAGTAGAGATGATTAAAGCTGACATACAGGATAGAGAAAGGCAAGGTATTGTTGATTGGGATCAAAGATTAATGTACTTAATGGATGAAGAACCTGACTTAGAACAATTAATGACTGTGTTAGAAGCAGATGATGTAGATGATTTTATACCTCAATTAGATGGCACACAATTGCCTAATTCAAGATTGTATAGCGACATAGAAAACTATGTAGATGAATTAGGACAAAAAGAATACCTTGAAAATCCTGAATTTGAAATTCTTGTGCCAATGCCTAATGGTAATGGTCAATACACCGTAAAAGGAAATGATGATAATGGTTACAGAATTTATGATCCTGATGGTAAAGACTTAATCTCAGGTGGTGCGGGAGGTGATAACTACTTTAATGATATGCCCGCAGTACAAATGGCTATAGAAGAACATAGTGTAGATTACGAATTAAGATCGTTTGGTGGTGAGCCTGATACTGAAACAAGATGGTCAGATTACACACAATTTGATGGTAGTGAAGATTACCAACTGGGTGGTGGTACTAACTATAGTGAAGAACTTATAGTTATTGATGGTAATACATTTACAAAAACACATAATCCTGATTATAAAGGTGTTGGAGCGCACGTTAGAAAAACACATCGTTCAGAATATGTAAATGGCTCAGATAATGATCCTCAAAACATTTATTACATAGAAGAATTACAATCAGACTTTCATCAACAAAGTAGACAGTTTGGTTATACAGAAGAAGAAAGATTAGAAAAATACGCAAAACAAAGAGATGTAGTTAACAACGCTTCACAAACTGAAAATGCATGGACAGCGATAGATGAAAAATACAGAAAACTTACTAGCACTCACCAAATGCAAATTCGTTATAACGATAACAGTTTTATGGAAGAAAACGCAGAGTTGCTAAATGCAATAGATACTGATTTGTTATTGGAAGCGTTATTATCTGATATGGTTCATTGGAAAGAACTTAAAACAAAAGAGTCTATTAGTGGAGATCGAGTCCTTAGTAAAGAAGAATTAACAGACAAACAAAAAATTGTTGATGAGTTTATAACAAATTGGCCGCAATCAGTTGCAAATCCTAAAAGTCCTAATTTTCAAGGTTTTGATCGCAATATATTATCAAAGTATAAAAAGTGGTTTATGAACAATACTAACGTGGAAACACGCAAACTTAATGAAATAGATAATCATAAGCCACAACCAAAAGCACCTTTTAAAGGTAAGCGATACATAAATACTGGTTTAAAATATGCAATTAACCAAGCTATTAAAGATGGTAAGGACACAGTTGTGTGGACACCAGCTTACATGCAAAGAAATATGTGGGGTGATGGTACTGATAATAGAGGTGTACCGGGCAACAAAAATTTGTATGATCAATTGTATAATAAAGACATACCTAATTTTGCTAAGAAATTTGCAAAAAAATATGGTAAGGGCGATGAAGTACAAGTGATTGAAGTCAACATGGATAATCAGGCTGTACAACATTTAGGCATAAGAATTACACCTGAAATAATAAAAAATATGCGTAAAGAATTTCCTGAACTTAGTACAGTAGGTAAAGGAAAAGTAGAAAATCAAGGCTTTTCTGATGAATACCTAAAAAGTAGAAAAGCAGGTTTACCACAAGAATTATATTCAGGCATACCAATAGGTGCAGGTTTATTAGCTACACAACAACAAGAAGAACAAAGACAAGGACTTTTATTATGACAAAAGAAGAATTTATGAAGAAAGTGCTAGGAGCGCAATATTCAGAAAAGGAATCAGGTTTATTAGACAAAGTAGCTAAAAAAAATCTAGGCGCACAATATACTGAAAAAGAAATGGAAGGATTAATGGGTGTGTCTATGAACAAAGGTGGCACAGTAGTTGATCCTGATGGTGGGTATGGTGGCAGTCCTTATCAAAACACAGGCAAAAAAACAATGATTCCTTTTGATACAAATGTATATGGTGAACCAGTTGCACCTGTAGATGTGAATGCGTTAACACAACAGTTTTATAGTATATTAGGTGGAATGCAAAATAAAAAGGAACAAGAAAGAGTAATACAAATCTTTCAAATGTCTGACGATAACGGTAAAATCGACTTTATGAAATATATTGTAGATAATCCTAATATGGCTACTGGTTACGCTGTACAAGATGAAGGTAATATGTACACAGGAGAAAATACACCTACTAAAAATTTTAGCAATCTAGGATTTAACTAATGGCATTAAATACATACACAGCATTAAAGACAAGTATTGCAGATTTCTTAAACCGTGACGATTTAACGTCAGTTATACCTGACTTTATTGCATTAGCTGAAGCTCAGATAAACAGAGATGTTAGACACATGAAAATGGAAGCAAGATCAAGTGGTCAACAAGATGCAAATGATGAATATATGCAGATACCACCTGATTGGGTAGAAACTATTAGATTACATCTAACAGGATCAGGAA